ATATGATTTGGATTTAACATCTCTATACCCATCAATCATTATGACACTAAATATTAGTCCTGAAACAAAGGTTGGTAAGATTTCAAATTGGGATGCAGAACAATATATCAAAGGTGAGGAAGTTATATATAAGTTGAAGGGTAAAGATGGTGATGAATACGAATATAACCGTCAGGAATTAGCAGATGTTATTAAAGATAGTCAATTAGGTGTAGCAGCTAATGGAGTTCTTTATATGCAAGATAAACCAGGTTTGATTGCGGACATTCTAAATACATGGTTTAACAAAAGGGTTGAATATCGTAAATTAGAAAAGAAATATGGTGAGGAAAAAAATACCGAATTATATGAGTTCTATGGTAAGAGACAACACGTCCAAAAAATCCTATTGAACTCAATGTATGGTGTATTAGGTTTACCAGCATTCCGTTTCTATGATGTGGATAACGCAGAAGCAGTGACACTAACAGGACAAGTCGTAATTAAAAAGACGGCTGAAATGGCAAATAGAAAATATTGGAAAGAATTAGGAACAACGGATGATTATAATGTTTACATTGATACTGACTCAATTTATATGATGGCAGAACCTTTGGTAAAACATAGATACCCAGACTATAAAACATTTGATGAAAAGCGAATGGCAGTTGAGGTGGATAATATTGCAACCGAAACACAAACATTCTTAAACTCATTCTACGACTTATTGGCAGAGAGATTTTTCTTTATTCCAAAAGACAAACATAGATTTGAGATTAAAAAAGAATTTATCTCTAAAGCAGGATTTTGGGTAGCAAAGAAACGATATGCACAATGGATGATTTTGAAAAATGGAATACCATGTGACAAATTAGATGTGAAAGGTTTAGATGTAGTTAGAAGTTCATTCCCTAAAGCATTTCAGAAGTTTATGTCTACAATGTTAAAAGATATCCTAATGGGTAAAGACCATGATTATATCGATGATACATTATTAGCCTTTAAGAAAAGTTTACCAACACTACCTGTAAATACAATCGCAAAAGGTGGAGCAATCAAAGAGTTAAGTAAATATGATAATGGTAGTTGGAAAACAGGTTCATCAATTGCAAACTTTGAAAAAGGAACACCTGCACACGTTAAAGCTGGAATAGGATATAATCGATTATTGAAATTCTTTAACGCACCTTTTAAAAATGAACCAATTAGAGATGGTGATAAGGTTAAGTGGGTATATCTTAAAAATAATCCATTAGGTTTGGAAACATTGGCATTCAAAGATTATAATGACCCAAAAGAAATTATGGACTTTATAGAACAATATATTGATAGAGATAAGATATTTGAGGCAGAATTAGAAAACAAATTGGATGACTTTTATAACGCATTAAAGTGGGATAAAGTCACCGCAGATACAAAAACAGCAAAAAAATTCTTTGCATTTTAATTATGAAAAGTTTAAAATATTGGAAACCACTTTATTTTGATGTGACTTCATATAAGTGGTTATTAAAAGAAAGAAAAGGAACTAGTTTTAAAGGTTCTGGTTCTGATTATGGTAATAAAAATACTTACACTTATAATGAATATGGGTTTAGAGGAGATTCTACACTAAAAACAGGATTTAAAATCATGTCAATTGGCAGTTCATATACCGAAGGTATTGGTGTAAATGATGATGAAACTTATTCACATTATCTTTCAAAACTTATATCAAATGGTGTGGATTTAAATTTTGGATATAGTGGAAGAAGCAACGATTATATATGTAGAGTATTACTTACATTTTTTGATAAAATTAATCCCGATTTTGTTAATATAATGTATACATATCCAAATCATAGAGAATATTATACAAAAAATATAGGAATCGAACCATATGCACCTAATCCTTGGGGATATTACAAAGAACACCCGGATGGAAAAAGAGAATTTGAAGCTTTAAATTATGTATCAAATGATGAGGATGATTTTATAAATTGGTATAAAAATCATTTATTAATTACTAATTTTTTAAAAGTAAAAAATATTCCATTTACTTGGAATGGTACATTTTTACAAACAGAATATGTTGATGATAATAGATTCGATGGTGATTATCCATATTTTAAAGATGATAGTAAATATATAAAACCAAATGAAAATAAAAAATATGCAGAAAATTTGCATAACCATATGAAAAAAATTGGTATTATCAAAAATTAGTCGTATATTAGTAAAACAAACATAAAACATGAACAAAAACAATATATTAAAATTCATTCAAAAGTATTCACTAGGTGAACTTATTGAATCAGTAGCGTGGAACGCAGAAGGAACAAAGTTATCGGTTAGATTTATTTCAGATGACAAAACCCTATTAGGTGAGGTTGAGTACAACGCTTACACATCAACACCAATCAATGTAGGTATTTATACAACATCATTATTAAAAAATATGATTGGTGTACTGGATAATGATTTAACATTGAAAGTTGATAAATCTGGTGAAAAATCAGTATCATTAAAATTTGTATCAGAAGAAACTGAAACATCTTATCAATTAGCAGACTTAGGAGTTATTCCACCTGTACCAGATTTGAAAACATTACCTGATTTTGGTATTTCAATTGATATGGCATCTAATATGATTGACAAATTCATCAAAGCAAAAGGTGCATTGAGTGATGTGGATACTTTCACAATTTTTACCGAAGGTGGTGATTTGAAGATGGCAATTGGTTATTCGTCTATCTCTACAAACAGAGTTACATTTACTGCACAAAAAAATTATGCAGAAACAGTAAAACCAATTTCCTTCTCAGCAAAGTATTTGAAAGAAATCTTAACTGCAAACAAAGAAGCAACTAATGCAAAATTAAAAGTTTCAACTGACGGATTATCGAATGTTGAATTCCAAATCGATGATTTTGTATGTAAATATTATTTAGTAGAAATCTCAAATTAATAAAAATGACAGAACAATTAGACTTATTCCCACAAGAGGAATTACAACAACAAGATGGTGGTAGTATTGATGTACCTGAAGCACAACCAATAGTAGATGCAGAATGGTGTTTTCAATTTTTTAACAATGAACCAATTGTATTTGCATGGTCAAACAAAGGTGAAGAACCCGCTCCTTTGGTTTTACAATTACAACCAACGGAAGGTGAGGGATTGAATTTTCAACAAAACGGAATGACTTTTAGAGTATTCCCAAGAGAAATTAGTGAAGAAACAAAACAACAAAGAGCAGAACAAAATGCAAGTAAGAATAAAGAAGCTTAGTCCTTCTGCAGTAATTCCAACTTACGCAAAAGATGGTGATGCCGGTATGGATATGATTGCAACCAAAGTGGTAAATGAGAATTTGGGTTCGATTACATACGGAACCGATATTGCAATGGAAATACCTAAAGGATTTGCAGGATTAATTTTTCCTCGCTCATCTATCAGAAAAACAAACTTACAATTGAGTAATTCGGTTGGGGTAGTTGATAGTGGATATAGAGGTGAAATTCAAGCAACATTCAATAAAATACAAGGAATTGATAATATTGAAAGAGATATTTATAAAGTTGGTGATAGAATTTGTCAACTTATGATTATACCATATCCACCAATCGAATTTAAAGAAGTAGATGAATTAACAAACACCGAAAGAGGCGAAGGCGGATTCGGTTCAACTGGAAAATAATATGAGTTTTTTCGCAAACGAAAACAATAAAAAAGAACATAGTTTGTGGGTGGAGAAATACCGCCCACAAAGTCTTGTTGACTATGTTGGTAATGAAACCATCAAAGAAACAATTCAGCAATATTTAGATGCAAATGATATACCACATTTGTTGTTATACGGAAAAGCGGGTACGGGTAAAACCACACTTGCTAAACTAATCGTAAACACAATCAAATGTGACTTTATGATTATCAACGCATCAGATGAAAACAATGTGGATACTGTTAGAACAAAAGTTAAGAACTTTGCATCATCGGTTGGATTTGCGGGTTTCAAAGTAATCATCTTAGATGAGTTTGATTATATGACACCCGGAGCACAAGCGATTTTGAGAAACTTAATGGAAACATTCAGTAAGCATTGTAGATTTATCTTAACCTGTAATTACATTGAGAAAATCATTGACCCTATTCAAAGTAGATGTCAATCTTTCGCAATCACACCTCCGACTAAAAAGGATGTAGCAATTCAGGTAGCAAAGATATTAGATGCTGAAAAGATTAAGTATGAACCAAAGAATATGGCTGATGTGATTAATTCATATTATCCAGACATTAGAAGGATACTTAATACTTGTCAATTACAATCGGCAAAAGGAGAATTAAAAGTAGACCATAGAGTAATGGTTGAAGCAAACTTTGCAACTAAACTTATTGAATTGTTAAAGGAATCCGATGACAAGAGAAATATGTTTATGAAAATTAGACAGGCAGTAGCTGACAACAAACTAAATGACTATTCGGAAATGTATACAATGTTATACGACAAAGTAGACGAATACGCAACAGGAAATGTAGCAAATGTGATTTTAACTATTGCAGATGGCCTTTCAAAAGATGCATTAGTAGTAGATAAAGAAATTGTATTTATGTCTACAATTATACAAATATTAAACATTATAAAATAAACAAATGGAACAACAACAATTACCCCCGAATTTTAATTTAAACGATGCAAGAGATATGGATTGCAATTGTGGTGGAAATATATTCTTACCCGCATATCGATTCAAAAAAATATCTCGTTTATTAACAGGTGCACCAAAAGATTCAGTTATGCCAATTGAATTGTATGTATGTGCAAGTTGTGGTAAAGCATTAAATGAATTATTACCACAAGAATTACAAGAAACAAAAATCATAGAATAATGGCAGCAAAATTGTTTGACCATCTTAATGCAATAACTACTATTCAAGACCCAAATTATTTTGATAAACTATCAGAAGAGGATTTAAAATCATGGAGTAACTTTATGGTTAATCGTTTTCTTTCTATGAAACCAGAATGGGTAGAATTGATTGCAACTTTACTCCCACTAAGTCAAACATTATCTCCAAAAGAAATGTATAGTTTATATATTAATGTGATTCCAAAAGGTAAATATTTTTTAAAATATATTAAGGGTAAATCGGAAGATAAGTATGAACGATTTTTAATTGATTTAATTAAAAAAGAATTTTTAGTTTCAGAAATACAAGCAATTGAATATATTGAAATAATGTACTCAATCAGAGAAGGCAGAGAAAATATTAAATATATTTGTGAAAAATATGGTATAGAAAAAAAAGAAATAACAAAATTAAAATTAAAAATATAATGAACAAATCATTTTGTATATTACCATTTATACATCTTAATGGTTATATGGATGGAACGGCAAAACCATGTTGTGATTCTCAAAAGCAATTTACAGATATTGATTTTAAATCTACAAATATTGATGATGCATTTAATTCCGATGAATATAAAAAATTAAGGATGGATATGCTTAATGGTGTAGAAAGTGATTATTGTAAGGCTTGTTATGATTTAGAAAAACAAGATATAAAATCATCTAGAAATAAATGGAATGAACATCACTCCGATAAAACAAAAAAATTAGAAAAAAAATATTTTAGTAAAAAGAAATTTAAAGGACATATAGAACCAGATTTTATTTCATTAGATTTAAGACCTTCAAATATATGTAACTTTAAATGTAGAACTTGTAACGATGGTTTTTCTACAAAATGGCAAGAGGAAAAATCAGATTTTTATAAAACAAATGAAAATGTTTTATATTTTGGTAAAGAAAAAGTGAGTGGAGTTAATAAAGTTA